ACGCAGTCCTATACCTCTTTTGTGTCTGGACAGAAAGACTGCGCCCTGACTTACTGGTTGTCTTTTATCATTATCTAAAAAGACATAGTGTACACCTTTATTGATGTCTACATCTTGTGTAGATAGTATTTGTTGCATTAATAACGGCATCAGACTAACTCATTGTTGTGTGACATGACTTCTCGGAGACGGTTCGTATCACTATCAAAGAACAGCGTGCTACACAATCCTGTCATACCACTGAAACGGTTCTTAATGACACGCACCTTTGTAGTGTTACGCTCTACAGGACAGTCAGCTTGTCCATTACGTTCTAAACCTAGCACAAGATCACTTAGCTGTCCGATACTATGAGAACCGCGTAGATGGTTTAGAGATAGCTCTTTACCTTCTTCATGCGATCCATCCGACACTCTACGTAGGTGTGTAGCTATAATCATACAGATACCTAACTCCTGCACCAGCGTACGTAGTTTAGTCATACACTCATCAATTGTACGCCTTTCATCGAAGCCGTGTTCCTGTGAGCTAACAAGAATGCTTATATGATCTAGCACGATGTACTTGCACTTTAGAACCTTTGCCATGTAGCGCATACGTCCAATGATATTTTGTATGGAGTTGCTACCAAAGTGGTCAAAGAAAAAGATACGTCCACTACCTACAGTATCATCAAAGGCTTTACGATACTCTTCTTGTGTGTACTCTGTGTCTGGTAGATGATAGGGCTTGCTGCCATGTATACCCATCAGAGCTTTTGCCGTAGTCTTTACGGACTCTTCAAGAAACATCAAGCCTACATTCTCTTCTGTAGATGAAAAAATATGATACACAAGCTCACGTAGAAAGCCGCTCTTGCCTATGCCTGTGCCAGCGCAGACTGTAATTAACTCACCCGGACGCATACCGTATGTGTATTTGTTCAATCCAGCATAAGGATACGTTGCGATAGATTTCTCTGGACCTTTGTTAATCTCATCCCACAAGTCTGTGCCTGACACAATACCTTCTGGAGTGTGTGTCGTAGCGTTCCACCAGTCCTGTTTAAATTGTGCTACGGCACTCTTCTCAAGATATTCGTTAGGGTCTTTGTATCGCATGTTTACAACAGAGGCTTTCGGTGCCAGTAGCTCTGCTGCTTTTCTAGCTGCTGCTTGGCCTACCTCATCATTATCAAAACAGATACGAATGTTATCGAACTGATTTAGAAAATCATAGTTCTCATTAATATCCTTCTCTACAGATTGTGCGCCAGACCTTATTGATACAACAGGCCACTGACTGTCGAACATCTGATAGACAGACATAGCGTCTAGCTCACCTTCGACTAACGTAATGTACTTACCACCGTTGCCGAATATCTGCTGACCAAAAAGACCACAGTCTGCAATGTTGCCCTCTGTAAAGAACTGTTTATTATTTGTTCTTATTTTATTGGCAACATGTGAATTGCTTTTATTGTAGTAAGGGTAAATATGCTCACCCTTGTTGTTAAGTGTAACGCCGTATCGAAAACATACATCCTTTCGTATATTTCGGTCTTTTATCGAGTCTGAGTACCCTTGAGATAGTTCAAGGTTGTTGTCAAACGGCACGATATTCTCTCCTTTGTGAGTAGTATTGCAAGAGAAGCAATGAGTACCCCCATCCACATAAACAGAAAGGGCATCGCTAGAACCACAGTCGGGGCAGGGCTGGTGTGTCTTGACATATTTTGCATTAGCTGTCACCTTTAAAATAACTCCTCTACTTTTGGCTCTACTACAACTTTAGTAAAGTATTTAATACCGTTAGCGTACTTAAATTTACGCAATCCCTTACCACCATTTGCATCCTGCCAGCATCTAGTTTTAAAATCACAATAGCGACAGGGGAAATCAATAATATAATTACCGCTAGTTCCCATTGGCACGGGATCATAGCATTTCTCAGGCGCATCGTCTAGATCGATAACCTTTTTCAGATGATCGATACGAGCCGATGCATCAATCTTTGTAAGTTCGTCAACCATCAACAAAGCGATCTCTCCGGTGCTTTTATCGTATGCTAGAAAGCCACCTTCGTCACAGTCTTCTGCTTCCATGTATCCTGATATCTGTCCTAGATAACCGAAAGCGTCTTCTTCAAACAATGTGCCTTGCTTAAACTTTTTAAATCCTTTGTTTGATGCAGATTTAACATCAATGATACAGCCGTCGATCTTCGCATCAATGTGTCCTTTTATACCTCGCAGATTAACTTCCTTTTGTTCGTCTTCGACAGTATGTCCAGCCTCTGCAACAAGAAACAAGAGCAAGGCTTCTACAATATTACCATAAAAGAATTTTAAAAGCAACTCTGGTGGATGCTTGATAGGATCAGAGTGCATCTCATACCAAAGCTTACGATCTTCTCTGCCTATATTGGACATACGAAGCTTTGATGGACGTGTACGCTCTTCAGGATCAAGAAAGCGTAACGCTTCTTCTTTTAAAGTATCAACAAACTTCTGTAAATTTTTAGGATCAACTTTGTCTTTACCGTCTGTAATTAAATTACGGACATCTGACAGTAGTGTGTATATTGATTTTTCATATGACATAAATAATCCTTTGTTAAAAATGTATCTAGCACCCGCTCCTCACACTAGATACCACAGAGACGGTTACTCTGCACCCAATATACTATTGCTAGTCTAACTCGTCGCCGCCGCCTTTAATATAGTCTGGCTCTGGCTCAAGCTCCTCGTTACCTTCGTACTGAACCCACTCCAAAACCATGACTTGGTTAAGTCCAGCACCTACACCTGTCTTACCTCTATAGTTCCAATTGTAAGGATTAATAGAAGCTTTGACTTTACTTCCATTACCGATAGCGCGGGACTCATCCCACGGATTACCAGCAGCGTCTACGACACGAATAGGTCGCCCTGATTTAGCCGTAATAAAATCACCGTGATCTTCTTTTTTGCCTTCGCCTGTCTTAACTTCAAGACCGACTCCAGTCAGATCACGAATAGTATCCTTATCCAACTGTCCAATGTTCATTTCAAACTTATTGGACATTTGGTTTGGTTGAAACAAATTAGGGTAAAAAGCTGTACCATATACAATCATGGATATTCCTTTCCTTCTTGAGAGAGTTAATGTAGTCGTTTTACACGATCCGATATCTTGTGTCAACACATTAATGCGTGTCGGCCCAAGAAAATCCGATCTTTGCTTTAGCATCCATTTGCACACGTAACTTCAATAGATGCCCTGCTTCGCGAATAGAGGACTGTGCTAGTTCTGCCACTCGCTCCGCATCCTGTTGATGAACCTCAAACTGTAGCTCATCGTGAATAGTATTTACCAATTTAGCACGTAGATGTTCTTTTTCTATGGCTCTATCCATACAGATAGACCATTGTTTACAAAGTATAGCACCACCACCCTGCAACAATGTGTTTAAAGCTGCGTGAGAGCTTCGTACGTACAGTCTACGACCGTCGATACCTCGAATGTATCCACGATCTGCCACCTGCTCTACACGCGCTAAAAGATTTTGTAAGCTAGGCATATTATTAAGAAACCGCTGACGTATCACACCACCTTGTGACTGACTTAGATTAAGTATAGAACCTAACTTAGAAGGGCTGGCACCATACAAAAATGCATAGATGAACGTCTTTGCCAAAGCTCTGTCATCTATGCCCAAAGCTTGCATGGTCACAGTATGCGGATCACCGTTTACAACCTCTTCAGCGTATGCGTCGTCTTGCATGTAGTGAGCAAGCATACGAAGCTCTAATCCTTGAGCGTCCATGCCACAGATACGATAGTCATTGCTTGGCACAGTCCAGCATTCTCTGCTTTGTTTGCCGTATGGTTTGTATACAGCAACGATGTTTGCCATGTTGGGGTCTGCGTGTGTCATTCGACCAGTAACTGCGCCTAGACTAAATACCTTACCATGTACACGACCATCCTTGCCTAACGCATTTAGCCAAGACTCTACAGTTTTCCAGCGTGTCTCAAGCATCTTCCATTCCGACAGCTTCTTTGCAGGTTCTGGTGCAGTGTCTGGCAATGTAGCTAGATTAGCTTCGGATACTTTCGGTGCGCCTTTTGGTGTAAACTCTGTAGGCTTCCAACCAGCTTCTTCCATGCGCTCTACCACTTGTTTGTGTGACGCAGGATTAAACTCCTCAAAGTCTATTGACCAAAAAGGTCCACCTATATCTTCATACTGAAACTGTCGTAGTCCAACCTTAGATATAACACCATTCTTTGTATACTTTGGTAGGTCGGTACGTAAGACTTTTACTTTTGGTGCGAAGTATTTTTTGATATTTGTTTTGATTGTGTCTGCTTTTGACTGCGTTTCAACAAGCAAGTCCACGGCTTTCTTTTGATCCAAGTAAAAACCGTACCTACTTTGACGGGAAATAATGTCAGCGATAGCATGTTCTAATTCTATACTTTGTTGTGAAAAATCTACACCTTCTTTTAATAGATGTTTATACAGTTGTACTGTAATGTATACATCTTGTTCACAGTACTTACGCATCTCCTCAGAGTATACATCAAATTTATTAAAATCTATCTTGCCATAACCAAGACGCTCGCCCCATGCGCCAAGACTATGCCCGCCAGAACGGTCAGGATTAAAAAGTCTGGATAAGACAAGAGTGTCAATTTTATTTTTAATATCAACATGCCAAAGCTTTTCCAGAACTGGGAAATCAAAGTCGATACCATTGTGAGCAATGAAAGTATCCTTTTCTAAATCAACAAAGTCGATAAAAGACGCAGCATCACGAAACGAGAATATAGCTCTGTCGTTATCAACATCACATATACAAGCAATCCATATAACAGTAGCGTCTAAACTATCAGCTTCAATATCAATAACATAACGTGTCATCGTTTATTCCCTGTTAAAAAACGTACTAGTAATGACGAGGGATAGGGATATCAAAGAGGTGGAGCTACCTCTATGAGATCATCTATGTACTCTTGAAAATCTCTAGCACTTTCATATTGGTCCTGTCTACCCTTTTTGATGTAGGAAACCTCTTCCTTGTTTGGGCCTACCAGAGTATGTACATATACGCACCTGTACAAACCTGATTTTTCACTAAGATGTAATCTTTTATAACCACGATATGAGAAACCTTTATACTCTATTGTTACCTCATATTCCCCATGTTTTTTCATAAAAGGAAACTCTAATTGTTTTTCATACATTCCTCTATTAACTCCTTTATCGTGTATAGTTCATTTATTTTTATATTATAACAATCTGCTTTTACTTGATATCCGTTTGAGGGGTCTATGGTTCCCTTCTTCCAAAACTTAGCTGTATCAAAAAATTGTTCTTTACCTATACCACCAAGTATAAAACCTTTATCGAAACTGTGTAAAACTCTACAAAATACATAAGCATCACATTTCTGTTTTGTATTGTATGCGGCTATCGTGCAGTCGTACTCACCTTTTGGTGTGACGCTTGTGGATTTTGTCTTAACGTCAATACGTACGTTTTTGTCAACTATGAAATCATAATCGTACGTATTGTGTACGTCTACTTCGTAAAATGGAGATGCATATTTTTTAAACATAGCCTCACCTAAGAAGCCATACATATTTCCTTTACCTTTTGCTATAGAATGTTTAAGTACACCCATCTTTTTTGATTTATCAGACGCACTGTCTCTCATTTTAGAAGTAATATTCATAGTAACAAAATCTTCATTCATTTTGAGGATACTCCACAGTTTCACCAAATGTTTTCATTTTACCAATAAAGTTTGCATGATCCATTAGCATGTTCATAAGCGCCTGTCTAGTTACTTTTACTTCTTTTGCGTTTTTACGTGCCTTGTCTACAGCCTGATGTAAGGCATCGAAGTCTGTGTCGCTTGTGTATATTTTCACTGTTACCTCATGTCTGTGTAAAATATGTGTGTGCCTATCTGTTCAAGTTTTCTCATCTCAAGGAGCCACTTTGGACTTACGTAGCTTGCATGATAGTGTGTAGCGCCTAATGTAGGCAAAACTACAACTCCTTTAATAGCTAAAGATGCTGCATGGTAAGCTGTGTTTAATGCTTCTTTGTTCACAGTAGCCCATTCTTTTTTACCATCACAGTAATAACTAAAAGCACACCTGTGTTTTATTATTTTACCTTTCCACCGTCTTGCAGAATGTACAACTCCACATATGGTATCAGGAAAGTGTTCACGATTTACACGTTCTATAATTACGTTAGCTACAGCTAGCTGACCTATAAAAGATTCAGAACGAGCTTCGTGATATACAGCCTCTACAAGACAACTTAGTTCATCAGTTTCTTCTGCATAAGCTGTAGAGTTCATACACAATACAGCAGCTATTGCTGTCATTGTTTTCTTTATCATAATGAAAACTCGTTAGGGTTCTCCCACCACCACGGCGTTTCAGAGTATTGCCATTTTGCAAAGTCTGCTTTCTCTCCTTTGTAATAATGACGATACGCGACTACGGAATTACCTTTTACTTTGTATTCATCAGGCATACACTGTGGTGGTTCTGTGAAAGGTTTAGCCTCTATATTTGTAGGGCACAATTCTAGCTCTGCACGTAATCTTTCACATGCATGTATTTTACCATATCTTTTCGTGTATTCTGTCAACAGCTTTTCATATAGATTGTACAGCCATCTGTACTGTACATATGATTCTCTAGCCCACTTTGTGCTAGGATGGTTTTGATATGCTAATTTATACAAACCTTTATCATTGCAATAATCTTCACCACTAAGAAGTCTGTGCGCTGTACATAACATCTGTGCTGATTCTAATATCATTTTTACTACGTGTTTATCACAATGATATTCAGCAGCACGTACGGGGTCTTTATCTAGATAGAAGATATTCATGTCACGTTTCCTGTTCAGTCTCGTTGTAGATTTTGTCAATCTGATCTTTTGTCAATCGCTTACGTTTATGCTTTATCTTTTTTGATTCCACAACACGCTTACGGAACATAGGATCAGATAGACTTGCCGCTGAAAGGTTACGTCTTTTCTTCTGTCGCTGCAAGTCTTTTTGTACTCTTCGATAACCCATTGTTTTTCCAACTATTTTTTTTGGTTGACAAGGACTTGTAGGATAGTATACCCTATGGGATCGATTTGTCAACTGGAGTAATTATGTTGATTTACTATTATTATTTTCTTTTCCGCTTCTATCTGCTATTGGGTAAAGGCCTATCAAGAATAAATAGTTACTTTCACCGTAAACATAAAGACTACCTTGATCTATACACAATAAGGAAATACAAATGATTGTCAATGGTCTTAAAACAGAAATCAAACAGCGTGCAGACGGTATGTACAATGTTTGGCAAAAACATGCTCTCTCTTGGTATGACAATGATTTTGAGGAGTGGCTTAGAGAAAGTGAAAATACACACAATCCAGAAATGTGGGTTGTGATTGATGTTCTTACAAAAGAACAGAAAGAACTTGTAGACTTTGTACAGCAAAGTCCTACAGTAGAGTTTAACTTCACTGTGGAGAACTAGTATGGTCAAAGGACATACAGAAGGTAAACGTAGGCTACGTAGAATAATCTGCGGTTTTGAACAGGACACGTTCGATCACATTGCAAGCAAAGCGGAGCTTGAAGGTGTTAGTGTGTCTGAAGTAATCAGAACTTATGTGGAGTGGGGAATAGAAAGTGAACAGAATGACTAAACGTCAATGCACAGTACTGGTTATTTTGTCAATCGTTGTTCTTTTGTCAGGATGTATACACTTTATTGTGCCATCTGTAATGTTGGAAGTAAAACAATTACACGATATGTCAGCTCTTGAAAAAAGAATTTGTCAACTTGAAAAGGAATTTTGTCAACAATGACAAGTCCAGAGCATACATTTTTTGTCAACTGTAAATTTTGTCAATCGTACATTCCGACATCGAAGGCGCGTGACTTTACTTTTACACATAACGACAAGAATGTAAAATTTACGTGTAATGAGTGCGGCTATCGATCAGAGTCTATGATGTATACAAAACATCATATAGACTCCGTACAAAGAAAACCCTTGACATCCTCTGATGACTAGTTTATAAAGAGTGATCGTAAACAAACGGAGTGCGAGATATGCAAACAATACACATAAGCAATCTTAACGGTAAGCTTAAAGATTTCCAAGCAATTAGTGTAAACACCGTATCAAATACGTTTTGCCAAGCTATGCACAATACAAAGCGTGACGACGTTATTTGTAAGAAGTGTTATAGTTTCTCTACGCTTGAAAGTAAACGCTTTGGAAACAATCTAGAGAATGCATTGCAGCGCAATAGCGATCTATTATATAAACCTTTAGATAAGAATTGTTTACCTTTTATAAATGCAGCTTACTTTCGTTTCAATGCTCATGGTGAGCTTATCAACCATGTACACTTCAAGAACCTTATATTGATTGCAAAGCACAATCCTCATTGCAAGTTTGCTTTGTGGACAAAACGAAAAGATATTGTGCGTTTAGTCAAACGTGATATGAAACAGAACTCTGACGAGTTTCCGAATAATCTTATTTTAGTATGGTCTAATCCTATCGTTGATGATGTACACTTTGTGCCGCCAAAAGGTTTTGATTACGTATTTAATAACGTAACAAACGATGAAGTAGACGTTATGTATAAAGATCGGATAACGGGGGGATACGCAATGGCTACGAACGCTGTAGCTGATAAACACTACAAGCCATGCACAGGTCAGAAGTGTAAAGACTGTTTAAACTGCTACGACTTTGGCAACAATCCTTGCGTTATAGAGAAGGTAAAGAACCGATGAATAATTGGCGTGTAGTACACGAACGTAGTGGCTGGTATAGCTACAACGATACGGACAAAGAAGTCTGTAAGTTTCTTACAGAACAATTGCAATCCATTATAGATCATAAGTATGGTTTAGGCGAGGTATGGTCGAAACACTATGCACAAACAATTGTTGACGAAGCGTCACACGTTCTGCTAGACATGGCTCAAGAGATTGCCGAACAGATAGAAAAGGATGAAAAAGATGATTACTCGTACTGATAAAAGTCGTATGACTTTCGCAGAATACATCGCCTCGAATGTAGGCGATAAGTTCTTCACTGTTACCTTTGTAAAGGCTAACGGTGAAGAGCGCGTGTTGACTGGTAGGCTTGGTGTGACTAAACATACAGTCAGCGGCAAGACTAAGGACATACACAATAATTATTTGTGTGTGTATGATGTCAATAAAAAAGGTTATCGCAATGTCAATCTCAATACTATTCGTAAGATTGAATGCGGCGACTTTAAGATATCGTGTCCATTTGGTTATAGAGACAGACCTATGACACACGAAGAGTTTAGCGTTTTGTCAGACATGGAGATTATATAAAGTATGATTATTTTTGTCAACGCTAACTTTTGTCAACTCTAATTTTTGTCAACGCTAACTTACAAAAGGGCTGGGATTTATTCCTAGCCTTTTTACTTTTAAGGGGATTGCCTCGCCTCGCCTCGCCTCGCCTCGCTTCGCTTCGCTTGTGTTCAATGTCTACAAAAATAAACGCTTGCAATCCTCTTTCACTGCGCCTATTCTATGCTCGTACTTATTAACCGTAACCAACAGGAGAAAACGACAATGGTACATGCAGTAGAAAATATGGCTTTCGTAGGTGACGTTCCGTGGCATGGTCTGGGAACTTCGATCACAACCGACACGCCGCTCAAAGAGATACAAGCTGCCGCCGGTTTAGATTGGGAAGTGCAAATAGCGCCTAATCATAAAGCTGACGGAACGCCTATCGAGGCAAGCTATTATATTGAGCGCGTATCTGATGGCGCTATTCTCGGAAAGTGCGTGACGGAAATGTATAAGCCCGTTCAGAACTCACAGATGTTCGATTTCTTCGAGCCATTTGTAGAAGCCGGTTCGCTTCACATTCATACCGCTGGATCATTGTT